TCATGCGTCACCTGCCAGCAGCTTGACCATTTTCCGGCGATCAGCCGCGCGTGTGTATCGCTCCACTTCCGCGAGGGTCAGATGGCCGGCCATCGCGGCAATCTGATGCGTCGTGGCCCCCTGTTCCGCCCAGTAAACGCAGAATGCTTTCCGCAGCCCATGAAGCCGGGCAACCATACCCGCTGCCTTCGCAGCCTCCCTGAATAGGTTGCCGAGTCCTTCGGCGGTATACGGTTTGCCCTTGCCGTTCAGGAGGAACGCCGGGGCAATGTCCGGCGTCCGGGCGACAATGGATCGAAGTTCCCGCGTCATGGGCACTTCGGAGATGACGCCAGTCTTTTGGCGCCGAAACGACAGGATGCCATCCGCGATGTTCTTGCGCCCAAGCTTCACCAGATCAACGCGTGCGGCCCCGGTATAGAGCGCAAGGTCGAATACAAGGCGTTCGATCGTGCCCACAGGCCAGAGCTTTTGATAGGCGGCAATCTCTTCCGCTCCCGCCGTCGGGAAGCCTTCCGAGGTGGGGCGCTCCATCTTGAGGCCGCGCGTCGGATCGACGGAAATCAGCCGAAGCTTCCGCACATGGGCGAACATCGGCTTGAGGGCCTTCAATTCGTTGACCGCAGCATGTCCCCCGACCGCCAGGAGCGCCGCTTCAATATCCTCGGCTCGGATCTGGGAGAGCGGACGATTGCCTTGCGCTGCCACATAGCGCCGGAAGATCGCGTCGCGGCTTTTACGGGTAGAAGGGGCCAATTTCTTCCATGCGGGCGATGCCTGATAAATATCGAGCGCCCACGCGAACGTGTTGCTCTTGGGCGTGACAGTTTCGGGCGGTTTGTCTTCCCACCTGGCATGTTCGGCGCAATAGGCCGCGAACACGCGCGGATCGGTAGGATGCAGCCCATGTACGCCGAGCGAGATTTCCTTGTCCCCACGGCGATAGGTGTGGAACCAGCGACCCCGGCGGAGTTTCGAGCGGAGGAACGGCAGTTTTCTCATTTCCGGCGCTCCGCTGCGAAGGGCGTGCCGCTGTAGCTGTTCACCAGCTGCACGTTGTCGGGATACTCGAACGTAACCCCTTCCGGCCCAACACGCGCGATACGAACGCCCGGATACAGGGACGCAACAGCTTTGAGCGCCTCCTGTATCTGGCGTTCGGTCGGCATCGAAGGGGCGGAGGGACGAGACATTCAGCTTTCCCCCACCAATTTAATCGCCGGGCGCGGCAAGCGGTCGATCACCATCGTGGCCAGCGCATCCAGATAGAAAAGGATCACGGGACCCTGCACATACTCATCATTGATGGTTTCGCTGAAGAAGCGCTCCTCGAAGCTGTCGCCATCGTAGTAGAATTCAAGCTCACCATTGGCCCAGATGATGAACCAAGTCGGGGCCTTGAGGCCAGAAACACCGAAGGTGCGTTTGGCCGCATCCATCATGCATGTTTGCGCGTCGGCCCATTCGAGCATTTCCAGCGAGAAGGCTTCACCGGCGGCCGCCTTCACCTGCTCAATCCGCTCGGGAGAAATTTTACCCACTTCTTCCCGCGCCGCCTTGTGGACGCCCTCCGAATACGCTTTGGCGCTGTAGATCATGCTTTGGAACGCCGCGCGGGCAATCTCGCCAGCGTAGCCTTTGGCGACCTCCGGTGCCACGCCACGCGAAACCAGAGTCCGCATGGACGTTTGCACCAGCAGTTCCGCAATATTGTATCGGGCATGACCGTCATGGCGGGCCAGATGGCCGGCCCGCCGCCAATTCCGCACGGTGGTTTGTGCCACTTGCGTGATTTCCTCGGCTTCGCTTGGGGTATAGTGTTCGAGTTCGAGTTTCATCAGCACCACCGCAACTTTGTGTAAAGATACACGTAGTTCTCTCAGCGTGTCAATATACACGTTGCGGTCAGGGTGAGCGGGGCGGCACAGAGAAGATCACGGCGCATCATGCTGCTTCACCTTTCGGCAGATTGACGACATCCAGCCCGGCATTCAATTCTTGAGCCAACTCCTGCGCGACGGAAGTGAGGCACACCGCAAGATCAAGCCGGTCAGGATCATCCACGACCGTATCAAGAGCCGCCAAGACGGCTTTGAGCTGCAGGGAACATATCCGCATTCTGTCCATGTGATTTTCACGGCCAATCATGCCCGGACCTCCATCAGCTTGCAGGTCTGGCGCAGGGCGATGCGCATGTAGCTGCGGGCTTCGCGTTCGGTCTGGCTGTAGCCGGTCGGGCGTTCGGTGGCGTCCAGCGCCAGCGTGAGCATGTCGTGGATTTCGGAAAGGGTTGCGGCAGGTAATGCCTGTCCGGTATGGCAATGGATAGCCATTCGCTGTTCCTCCTAAGAACAGGGTTTCGGTTAGGGCTGGCTAGGTGTTCCACCACCTTGTCAGCCCGCGTCGTTTTCGACATTATCAACCTATGCACCGGGATAGCAGGTTGTCAACATTGAAAACCGAAAAGAACAAGGGTGGACGCCCAAGAACTAACGCGACGCCGATCACTCTGCGCCTTCCACCTGACCTCTTGGGCTGGGTCGATGCCGAACGGGCGAAGATCGAGCCGGAGCCGACGCGCCCCGAGTTCATTAGAAAACTAATTGAAGAGCGTAAAGAGGCACACTGATGGCGGGCATTATTACAGATTTGACCGACGGCATCCGCCGTCTTCAAAAGCTCAACAAAGAAATGTCTGAGCTTGAATTGAAAGAGGAAATTTTCAATCTGCGTCAATTACTGATGGATGCCAAGGAAGCCTTGATGTCTGCGCAGGAAACTAAGCGTGATCTCGAACAGAAAATCAAAGACCTAACATCGGGAAAAAAATGCTCAATCTGTAACGAAGGCAACATGAAGGTTATCGGGGTCATTCCGCACCCTATTTTTGGTCCTGTGGGCGATCAGTTGCGGATCGTTCAGTGTGACAAATGTAATCACAAAGAGGAAATAAGGTTTAAGCCTTCAGGAGCATAAGATACGTGAGCGCCACGCCCACCATCTGACAGGGCCGCGCTCTCTCGGGGTTTACCCACTCGCCGAGTAACGGGGATGCTTCGCGGTATGAGCAGCCGCCGGGCGCATCCTGCCCTATTCGTCCTGCCAGTCGATGAACGACAGCGCGTCTTGCAGGGTCGGGCCGTCGATCCCGGCTTCCTTGGCCTGCGCCAGAGCGCCGATCATCGTCGCCAGTGCGCGGGCCTTGCCGCCGGCGTCGAAAGCCTGCATCGGGCGCACCACGTCAACCTGAACGCCTGCGCCGAGCTTTTCGGTCGCTTCCTCGGCCATGATATTGGCGATCGGCTGCAATACGATCTGGGCAAGATGACGCTGCGCCTCGCGAACCAGCGGCCCGGTGGTCGCCGGGTTGAACAGCCCGGGCAGGATACCAAAGGTGCCGTAGATCGCGCCCTTGGCCTCGGTCAGCATCTTATCCGCCAGCGTATCGGACAGATCTGGCGAAAGCTGATCTGGCCCCTTGCCGAGTTGCGGATGCATCCCCGCACCCACAGCCTGCGCCACGCCCTCGATCACCAGCGCCGCACCACGTTTGCCGCGAAAGCCCGCCCGCAGCGATGCCATGTCCTCGGCCGAGCCTTCCGGCACCGGCACGATCTGACTGCCGATCGGCGCATCGCGGAACACGTCGCGGAGCGCGGTTTCCAGTTGTTCCAGCAGATCCGCCGAAAGCCGTGCCCGCTGCAGCGGAGCCGTGCCGGTCCAAGGGGCCACCACGTCCGAGCCGATGCGGAAGTGCAGCACCTCGCCCGCCAGCACGGTGTCGGAGCGCGCCCCGCCCGCTTCGGGGATGGAAACCCGATAGGCCCGGGGTTCGCCGTCGCGTGTGGTCAGATCCCAGTCCGAGCAAGGCACCAGCCGGTCGCGGATCAGCCAGATGCTTTCACCCCGCAGCGCCAGAGAGCGTGCGGTGAGCGCCAGCATCCGCCGGGACAGCAGATCCGTTCCCTTCACATCCGCAAGGCTCAGGCCGCTTTCCCACAGGCTGACAGACGATTGCACCGCCGCCGTCAGCTCCCCGAGGCCCGAAACGCCCGAGATATAGGACTGTCGCGCCGCAAGGATCTGCGCCGTGTAGCCGGTCGAGGATGCCGAGCGGGTTTCAACCTGGGGGACGGCCTGCCGTTTGAACCATCCGAACATCAGAGCCTCCAACGGTTCAGGTGATGCGCCACGACACGTTCCGCCACCTCGCCCACGGGCTGCCAGTTGCGGGCCTCGATCTGGGCTTCGGAATAGGCAGGCCGGGTGACGGCCGACAGCTCGAACAACTCGGCCGAAGCGATGGTGCGCAGGATGTCAGCGCCCCGGCGTTCGATCCGCTCACCGCCACTCGGAACACGGAAGCCCGGCGACAGCCCCCGGATCAGCCCCGCCGCATGGGCCGAGAGGAAGTCCCGCGCCCATGTGGTGGCGCCGTCGATCCGCGCCTCCAGCGTCAGTGCATCATCGGAATCGGTCAGTGTCAGGGTGCCGGCCGAGCGCGAGGCCAGCGGCTTTTCGTAGTCGTGACCGGACAGCAGGTGGATTTCGTCACCTGCCTCGATCCTTGTGCGGAAGGCGCGGGGGGCAATCACCTCGCGCCGCCCCGCCGCGATTTCAGTTTCCCGGCCATAGGGGAAACGGGCCGTCAGGCGGGTTGTCCCGCCATCAGACCGCAACTCAAGGCTGCCCGTGTGATCGCCCCAGAGCATCAGATCTGCACCCCGGTCAGGACGCGCAGCTGCGCCGGACGGGCCACCGCCACATCAACCGTGGTCAGCGCCGTGAGCCGCAGGCCACCCGACTGTGCGTCGGAGAACGGATCGCGGATCACGTCGATCGCGCCCCAGATGCCCACCGTGATCGGGGGGATACCGCCCGCCGCCGTGGTCAGCAGCGCCGTGGTCGCCGAAGCCGCCGGAGCCGCCAGCGCGTTCGCCGACATGGCGATGTTGCCGGCCGGAATATTGCCGGTCAGGCGATCCCATTCCGAAACGGCGGTGCCGGCGATGAGCGTATCGTCCAGCTTGGACCAGACCTCGGGCCGGATCAGCGCCAGCACGTCCGAAGCCGCAGCGGCCGCGTTGCCAGTCATGAAGGCCACGACAGCGGCGCGGAACGCCGACCAGCTGGCCGCTGCGCTCACCGCCTGTTCGGTGATGCCGTAATCCGCCGCCCCGGTGATGACGCCGAGCGGTTGCCCATCCACGCCCGTGCCGAGAAACACCGCCTTGTCGAGTTCGGCACCGATCGTGCCGAGCATGTCCGACCGGATCGACTGTTCCAGCGTCTGCCCGGAGTATTTCAGGGCGTTGCGGGTGATGCGCATATGCACGCCAAGGTTGTGATCCGGTTTCAGGGTCCGGGTTTCCTCGGTGTAGGGCACCGGCCCCGGAACGTTGTCCGCCTCGCCAGCCCATCCCGCCGTGACGCTGGACGAGGTGACGGGGATCCACACATCACCAACATCGACGTTGATCGTCGCCGCGCCCATCTTCGCCGCGACAGAGGCGGGGAACAGCCGCGCGACCGTGGCATAGAGCTGGCCGGGATAGGTGATGCCGCCCGAAGTGGTTTCGCCCGCGCGTTGTTCCAGAGCAGCCAGCGGCACCGGCATCCCCTGAAACGATCCGCGGTTGCGCAACTCGGTCACGATTTCCGCCGTCTGCCCCGAGAGCATCTTGCCGGTGTCGAGCGCATGAACGATCTGGCGCACCTCGAAGCGGCCCATCAGATCCGCCCATTCCTTGCCCGAGCGGGTTTCCAGATCAGCCCCGGCCTCGCGCCGTTCGGTATCCTCGGCAATGAGCGCCGCACGATAGCGGGTTTCATTCGTCGAGTATTCCCGGTCGAGGTCGCCCATCTGGCGCACTTCGTCCTCGGTCGGGTTCGTCTTGCCTGCCAGCGGCGCAATGGCCTGGCGGATTTCGGACTGCCGTTTGGCAATCTTGACACTATCGAGCATGGTCATTCCTTTTCAGCTCGGGTTGCAGTTTCCGCTGCCAGATCGGCAACGGCATCGGCCCAAGCTTTGCGCTCGGGGGATTTCTCTTTGTGGCCGCACTCGATCCGGGTCTTGCGCGTGTGGCAGGCACCGCAGAGGGCTTGCAGATTGCGCGGGTCGAAGGACAATTCCGGGTGCGTCCGCACGGATTTGATGTGGTCGATTTCCAGCCGCCGCCGCTCGCCGCAGCACCGGCATTTCCAGCCGTCACGTTCGAGGATCTGTTGCCGCAGCACCTGCCAGCGCCGGGTCGAGGTGACATGCTTGGAATGGCGCGCGTGTTCCTTCCGGCTCACAGCCATAGCGCCCTCGCTTTCCGGGCCGGGGCCGCTTTCATCCGGGCGCCCTGCGCCACCGCCAGCACAGTTGCCGCCGCCGCGTCGATCCGCCCGAGGCTGCGCGCCTTCGCCAGCTTGTGGTTGCCTGCCGGATCAACCAGCGTGATCGCGTCCGAGAAGGCGAAGCGCAGAAGCATGGACGGGGCCACCTTCACCTCGCCGTCGAACAGGCCGCGGCGGAAGCGTTCAATGTCCTCGCTGCCGTCTTTCCAGCCGAAGCCGCGCCAGATGAACGGGACACGGGCCAGCCCCGCCGCCTGCATCGCCTCGGTGAATTCGGCATGGCGAAAGCGGTCACCGACGATGCAATCCGGGGTGATGCCGTCCAGGTGCTGGACGATCTGCGCCAGCCACGGGCCGGGCGGCACGGTCGCCTCGCCCAGAACCGACAGCTCGCCGCGTTCCTGCATCTGGCAATATCGGTCGGACACGCCATCGGACGCGCCGCGATCCGCGAGGGAAGGGGTTGCCGGGAAAGTGCCGAGGGCTTCCAGCCGCCCGGTTTCCGGCCAGTAGAACGCCGCCGCCGACATGCTGCGAGAGCCGCCGAGGTCCACGCCGAGGATGCAGGGGCCTTCGCGCTCGGGCAGATCGTCGGGCGAGACTTCGGCGCTCATCCATTCGTCAACCGTGACCAGCACCGAACGATCCTCGGTCGAAACCCGCTCGTTGCGGTTCAGGTTGCGGAAGCTGGACAGGGCCGAGCCGCCACGGGCGATTGCGCGCTGCGCCTGCGACACCAGCCACTCGGGCGCCGCGCCGATTCCTTCTTTCGCGCCGGGATTGGCAATGAGCAGGCTTTCCAGATCATCGGCCGGCAGCCCGAAGGGCGGGCGATGCTCCTGAACATAGGTGCCGGGCGGCGGATCATCGAGCCAGCGGGAGAAGGTGTTTGCATCGTCCGGGGCCGAGGTCGAGATGATCAGGGCCCGCCCGTCACGCTTGCCGAGGCCGGAGAGGATCGCGTTTTCGAGGTTGTCGCCCTTCTCGCGTTCCCATGCCGCCCGTTCGTCCATGATCGCCAGCGTCGGAGCGCCGCCGAGAATGGATTTGCCATCGGCCGCGATCACCCGCGCCAGACCACCGCCGTTGCCCGCGAATTCCACTTCCAGCTTGGAGCCGCGCCGGACGATGAACTGGCCCTGATCCGCATCGGGCAGTCCTTGGATGTAGCCGAGAAGGAAGTTGAATGCGGTGCGGGCCTGATCGCGGTTTCGGGCTGCGAGGATGATTTCCCGCTTGGGTTGCGGCTGTTCTTCAAGCGCCCCCACCAGTTCAGCCAGCGCCAGACCTGCCGAGAGTGCGGTTTTCGCATTGCCGCGCCCGATCGACAGCACCCCGACCATGACTTTCTTCGCGAGAGCGCCTTTCACGAATTTTCGCTGGAAATCGGCCAGTTTCAGCGGTTTTCCGGCCTTTTTCCCCTCGGGAACGCACAAAAGACCCAAAAACTGGATTGCGCGGATCGCCTGCGATTTTCCCCGGATTTTTTTCAGGAGAGAGAAAGGAACACTCCCCTCCCCGGTCCTCTGTCCCGCAGCTTTGGGGGCATTGGGACCAGTTTCCCCGAACAGGTCGCCCGCGGCTGCGGCGTGGTCGATCATCGTTTTGCCTTCCTCTCTAAATTCCACCGTCCTGCTGGATGGTGAGGGTTGTTGTGATGGGCATAGGACGACAGCCCACAGCGCTTGGCCGTGGCTGTCCCTATGCCCACCGCGATCTTGCTGGCCGGAGCCGGGCCGCCGCTTAGGGCCTCTCTGTGCGCGCGTCCTCGCCAGAGAATTGACCGCTACTTTCCGCACTCGAACGCTGTGCGGGGGGTCGGGCTTCGGTCTTTCGGACTGCCCTTTGCATCTGACCCCACCCCGTGGTATGCTTCCTTCAATGTGAGCGGCCACCGTCTGAACCGTCCCGCGCACATCGGCCCACCGCGCCAACGGTGGGCTTTCTTCTTTCCTCAGTCCCCCTCGATCGGATTGAACTCGGGATCCTGCGGGCCGCTGTATTCGGTCAGCAGGCGACGCATGATCGCCTCTTGCTTGGCGGTCGGTTGCCAGTTCGGGCGCTTGCCGTGCTTCGCGATCGAGCGGACAAAGCCCCTCACGAAGTCATTCGCGTCGAGGTCGCCCATCACCCGGCGCACCACACCGGGCCAGCGCAGGGTCAGCATTTCGTCCAGTTCCAGCGAGGTCATATCGCCACCCCGCGATATCGCGCGACGATACGGGACGCGGCGAGGGACAGGCCAACGGGCCGATCAGTGCTGCCGCCGCGTGCATCGAACAGCATCGCCGCCTGATCGATGATCGCCAGCTTGAGGTCATCGGGCAGATCGCCCGCATCCTCGGGCAGCGTATATTCCGCCGCGTCGGCGACATCGCCAGCCGCCGCCGCCAGCATCAACAGCAGGCCGTCATCTTCATCGGGGAAGTCGACGCGCGCATGGAGCTTCGCAGCAGGAAGAAGGGCGGAGATGTTCATGCGGCCACCTCGATATTGCTGATGTGATGGAAGAACGCCGCCTGATCCCTAGGCGTCATCGCCTCGAACGCGGCCAGCGCATAGGCCTTCAGCTCATTGCGCGAGGCCCAAGACGCCCACGACCGGGCGTCGTCCATCCCGCCGAGGAACGGGGGCAGGGGACTGCCGGCCGCGCCGATGGCGGCGGCGGCGGTCATCGCCGCGGTGTCAGCGTCGAGCGAGGTGAGCGCCGAACAGGCCAGCATCGCCCGCTCGGCTTTCGTCATCCGGGCTATCGCGACGAAACGGAAATCGGACCACGCATCGGGGGTGCCAAGCGTCAGCGTATAGCCGAGCATGCGCGACATGCGCTTGTGCTCGGGCTTCATATGCTTGGAGAGAAGGCTGCGGCTCGTCTCGTGTCCCGAACGCTTCGCTAACCCATTGGCCCTTATGACACCGATCTGGGGCGATGTGTCCCGGCTGACACCGTTAAAAACATTGGGAAATATGGCATTTTCTGGCGTCCACTCGGGGTCACCATTTTTCACTCCTGATGCCCGCCGCGTGGCATGGTCACCAAACGAAATACGCCGCCCGAAGGCGGCGTATTCCTGGAATTCTGGATCTTTCGCGGATCAGAAGCGGTAGTTCACACCAAGCTTGATCTGCTGAAGATCGGCTTCGGCCTTGCCGCCGCTGACGTTGAACGAGCCCAGATCGGTGTAGGCATATTCCAGATAGGACGACCAGTTCTGGTTGAACTTGTATTCGGCGCCCAGACCGTAGGTGACGCCATCGAGGCCCTTCTTCTGGCTCGCGGTGCCATCGTTGTATTTCGCATCAGCCCAAGTGTAACCGAGCAGGCCATAGGCCAGCCAGTTGTCGTTGAAGGCGTAACCGGCGCGGGCGAACAGGGTGCCGGCCTTGTCGATTTTCACATCTTCGTCGCTTATCGTGGCGTATTCGCCGGTCAGGCTGTCCTTGTATTTGCCGAAGTTGTATTCGGCACCCAGACCGTAGACGCCATTCCCGGATTGCCAGTCATAGCCGGCGCGCAGGGCGCCATTGGTGCCATCGGGTTCCGAGATCTTCTTGCCGAGAGCGTCAGCCAATTCGTCCTTGGCTTCGACTTTGCTCTTTCCCCAGTTGATGTTGGCACCGATATAGGCGCCATCCCAGCCGGTCGGATAGACCGGAACGACGACCGGGGCTACGGGAGCAGCCTCGACGACGGGGGCAGTATAGCCACCGGCCATTGCGGCGACGGCGGACATGGATGCGACAGAAGCAATTGCAAAGGTCTTGATCAT